TACTGCTGGAGTTCCCGCCGCAGGAGCAAGAATGATGAGCCAATTTAGGGTTGAAGGCGCAAATGTTGTTAGATACACAATTCTTAATACAGATACAATTTCACATGGAACAATTCCTGCTGGTACAATTTACGCAACAGCAATAAGGGTGGCAGCTTAATATGGCAATTAAATTCAATCGCTCGCAGACCTTTGCAACCAATGGAACTGTTACAGCAGCCGCATTGCATAATCTTATTGATGGAACAGACATCTACCAAGCGTTAATTACGGATCAAACCGATCTTGCAGCAGTTGCAACGGATGATAAATTGTTAATTGCAGATGCAAGCTTAACGGCTGGAGATGCGCCAAGAAGCACAACCGTACAGAATTTGTTTGACGATGCGTTGACTGGCGGAACATATACGAATGCAAACATTTCTGGCATCATTACTTTTGGTACAGCAACTGGCAGTCGAACCATTAGCACCAGCGCAACAATTACCACTGGAACAATTCCTAATCTTACCTCAAGCACAGCAAGCATTACGCTTGGAACGATACCAACGCTGACGGCTGGAACGACCACATCTACTGCCGCCAATATCACCAACGGGACAGTGCAAACGCTTACGGCAAGCACCGCAACGATTACATCTGGAACGTATAGCGGTCTTATCAATAGCTCTTCTGGTACTTATTCTGGCGCGATCAATAGCACGCTTGGAACAATTGCAACGCTGAATAGCACAAATGCAAGCAGCACTACTGGAACAATTGGGAATTTATCTACAACGCTTGTAGGTGATTTTACAATAAGCCAGGGGACAGGAACGCTTGGCACTACTGGCGTGACTGCTGGTACTTATGGAACAAGCACTGCAGTTCCAAGAATAGTTGTTGATTCAAAAGGCAGAATTTCTTCAGTGTCAACAGCAGCAATTTCATCTGGAAAAGTTTTGCAGGTTACAAGATCAACGACTGCATCTGTTGTTACTTGTGGAACTACAATACCATGGGATGACACAATACCTCAAATAACAGAAGGAAATGAAGTATTGACAATAACCATTTCACCAATTTCAGCAACTTCTGTAATCTACCTAAAATTTGATGCGAGTGGAGTTGCAAGTCAAGCTGTTGGAAATTCTGGAACTGTTGCGTTTTTCAAAGACTCAACAGCAGACGCTATTTATGCTACAGCAATTCCATTCTGGACTGCATCTGCTTATGGAATTAAACTTAATGGATCTTATAGTGAATTATCATCAAGCACAACATCGAGAATATATCGAGTTAGAGTTGGATCTGATGCTGGAACAATATATGTGAATGGAAGTAATGTTGGAGCCAGAAGATATGGTGGTGTAAGCATATCTCATTTTGAGGCGTGGGAGGTTGAGCCGTGATTTTTAATAATAATATTAGCAACGAGTTAAAGTGGGAGTCTATAAGAGGATTTAGGAATAGATTACTTTCCGAGTCTGATTGGACTCAATTGTCAGATTCTCCACTAGAAAAAATTTTATGGGCAAACTATCGAACTGAATTAAGAAATATTCCACAAAACTTTGCCACACCAGAAGACGTGATATGGCCGTCAAAGCCATAATCAATAATGACACTTTCTGAAATCGCCCAATTTGCTGGCGAGAAGGTTGGCAAGACCGACTCGGACACGCTTACATTCTTGCAAAAGTCAGCAAGCTTGGCCTACAGGCGCGTATGGGACTTTGCTCCTTGGCGTGAAACTGTAACCAACTCAACCTACTCTGTTGGTACAAATAGGCAGATTACGCTTGGAACAAATGTAGAAACCCCTCTTTCTGTTTCCTACAACGATGCAGAGGTTGACCCGATTGACTTGGCCACAATCATAAGCCAAGACCCAGGATTGCTTGACGATACGCGTACTGGAGATCCAGACACTTACCATTTTACAGGTCGCAACAGCAGTGGCATTGCAGAACTAAATCTTTACCCAAGGCTTAAAACTGCTGGAACTACACCATTGCGCGTTGTTGAAAAACTTAAATGCCTTACTCGAACAAACATTATTGTTGATTTCCCGCCATCTCAAACCGCGCTGGATGATGAGCTTCGCTTGCCACACGTTCATCATTTGGTTTTAGCATTGACTCACGCAGACGCACTTGAGCGTGAACGGCAGTATGCAAAGGCACAATCAATTACGCAATCTGCAAATGCCAACCTTGCTTTGATGGCCAATTACGAATTGAGCCAGGTTGGAGGCGTGAAACAGATCACTCCTCAAAGTCTTGGTGAGTTAACAATAGAAGAAATGTTCTCGGCTTAAAAGGAGACGTTGTGCCGTATTATTCGGACAATTTAGACGATCTCTTGGCGTTTGACGGTATCCGCAGTTTTGCGGGTGGTCAAGCCAGCGGTCTTCAATCAGACTTGCTTGCTGAAAATCAAGTTCAGCAGTTGGTAAATATGACCTTATCCCCGAAGGGGAGTCTAGAAACTCGCAAAGGCGTAACAAGTTTTAGCACATCTGCAACTAGCCAAGAAGGATCAATTGGCGGAATGCGATATTACGACACATCTCAAACCGAAAGACTTGTTGCCGTAATTCAAGGAAAACTTTATACAATCAATTCAAACGGAACAGCGATTAACTCTGACGGAAATATTGGTCCACATAGAGTTGAAGAAATATGGGACAATTTAACTGGAGCTACAAGAACATGGGATAACGAAGCGCAAAAATGGGCTGACGGATTTTCAACCAGCTTTGATGCAAAAGTAAGCATGGCTCAATTTAACGACAAGATGTATATGGCTGATTCGGATGGCGCGCTTTACTATTATGATGGAGATATTGCAACAAGACAAGCTGGTAAAATTAGGGCAATAACTGTAACTACAGCAGGAAGTGGATATACCAGCGCAACGGCAGTTGTGACAGGACCAGATTGGGGCGGAACATTACCAACCCTAATCACAACTGTAGCTGGAGGTGCTGTTACAGGAGTTACTGTTGTTGATGGAGGATATGGATATTCTGGAGCACCAACTGTAACAATTATTGGAAATGGATCTGGAGCTACAGCTACTGCAACAGTTAGTCCGCCGCCGCTTGATTTAAGACTTTTAATAAATACTGGGAATAGGTTGTTTGGAGTTGGATCTGGAGCAAATAGAAATACTCTTTACGCATCAGATATTTTAGATGCGTCAATTTGGGATTTGACTAATAGCATTGTTGTTAACGCAGATGATGGAGATGAAATTACAGCCATAGTTCAATACTATCAAAACAGAATAATTGTGTTTAAGAAGAGACGAATTTTCCAGGTTACAATTCCTCCAGATGCAACAAGTGCGGCTGATTGGACTGTTCAGTTAATATCAAACAATACTGGATGCGTTGCCGAGGCTTCTGCCGTGCAGGTCAACAGTGACATATTTTTTCTTTCTGATGATGGTATTAGATCCCTTGTACGTTCAGCAGCAGACGATTTTACATCCGTTGGCCTTCCAATTTCAGAAGTAATTAAAGATGTTATACAGCAAATCAATAGTGCAAAAATTGGAATAGCTGCCGCACATTTTTATGACAATAGATACTTTCTTGCAATACCAACAGAGTCAAATGATTTTAACGATACAATTATTGTTTACAACACAACTCTTGGAGCATTTGAGGGAATATGGACTCCGAATGTAATGCAATTTGCGTTAACCAATTTCCAAGACCAAGGTTTGCGGTTAATGATGAAATTAACAACAGGACAAATCACCAGGTATAGCGGATATAAGACTCCAGCACAGGTAACAACCGCAGACTACAGGGACTTCGGTGTTTACACAACAACTGTTTCAACTGGTGGAACTTCAACAACAACAACATCAACTGGAACATTTGATTATGAATCATCTGTTCGCACCAAAGACTTTAACTTTGGAGATCCATTTGCTGTTAAGTACGGATCGCATTTCGAGGTAATTTTTGATGATTCCTATTCGACAGATACAACCATATCCATTCAGCGTGATACAGATGTTGGGGATATTGATGTTCAGCCAAATCTAAATATATCAAGTGCTGTACTCACACTTGAGTTTACGCTTCCAGCCCAACTTCCAACATCAGTAAAAAAGAAGCTTGCAAGCGATCTTCGCAAGTATCAAAAGTGGAGGCTGCTTAATGTCAAAATTTCATCTGTTGCCAATAAAATGGCAATCCGCCAAATTACGGCAGCAGCCAACCCAGATACAATCGAGACACAGAAGGCGTTATGACCGCTGTTGAGTATATTGAGCAAAGCGGCGTTCCAGAGGCTATGTGGCCTAACCTGGCCGAGTGGTTTGGTTGGTTTGAAAAGCAAGGGATGGTTGGGATTGTTCGCGATAATGATGGTATTGCAGGCGTGGCTTTGGCTAGGTGTATAAAGGATGGGCAAGAGCCTAATCATTATGTGCATAGCGAAGATGGCGAGAATGTGTTTGTGGACTTGACGATCTCCTCAAAGGGTGCTAAATCCTTGGGAGGCTTGCTGTTGCTCCTAGCGGAGCGTTTTGGTCCTCGCAAGCGGATCACCTTTAATCGTTCTGGCAAACCAAGGAGTTATGACTATATGAGTTTTATGCGAAAGGCGTTACGCTAATGGGCGGATCACCATCCATCCCGTCACCCCCGCCCCCGCCCGATCCAATGAAATCGGCGCAGGCTAATGCGTTATTCTATCGTTCTTCGCTTGAGACTTATATCGAAAAGTCTCCAGATATTGCTGCGCTTGAGAATGCTCTTCGCATCAAGTATATGCCCGAACAACGCCAACTGGAGCGTCAGCTTACGGCTGCCGACCAACTTGCGCAGGTGCAGGCTGGATTACAGATAGAGCGTCAATATGGTGGCCAGCGCACGCTGGAAGGCTTGCGCAGGCAGTATGAGTACAGCCCACAGGCTTACTCATTGAACCGCGCACTAGGCAATCAGCTTACAGCCCAATTTGCCAGAACTTACGGGCAAGCACCACAAGCCTCGGTTGAGCGCGAAGTCGCAATGGGCGGTGGCGTAGCTCCAGTTAATTACACGGCTGGAATATCGCAACCTATCGCTGCTCCAGAGTATACGACAAACATTGAAGATGTATTGAAGCGTAACGAAGAAGCAAAGAAGATTACGACAAAGAAGTACCAAGCAGGAGAGATTTAATATGGCGTTTGGAGGAAAAAATGCTTTTGATTATAATAGACCCTACAAGTCATCAAGGGTAACAAAATATTCTGTCGATGCGAATGGTGATATTTCTGAATTGACTGGATGGAATGAAACTGCAGAACCTGGTGGAAATCAATATCAAAATCGAGTAAGAAATGATTTGATTGAAAGAGAGCAGGCATACGATGCGCAAGCTAATAATTTTGAATTTGATTCAATTTCAAAAGCAGCCAATGCTGCATCCAAAATAACAAAGCAAAAAGTTTCTGATATTGAGAAAAATTACAAAGATCAATTATCTCAAAATCAGACATACAATACTCTTGCAGAGCAAATAGCAGGCTTGGCTGGACGAGGAGGCTCAAGGATTGGATCAACAGCACCAATTGATCCCCAAACTGGATTGCCGTCATTTGCTGGACAGCCTTCCAACCAGCCACCAGCAAACCTTTCGGCTGATGCAAACTTTGGTGCGTCCGACCTTTCTACTCGCCTGAACTTTCAAGTGTCTGACCAAGACATTATAAACGACTATAATAACAGTAAGATTGGGAAGTTGAATCAAATCGTTCAAGATGGAAACTCACAGATTGCTGGTATCAATAGCAGGATTGAGGCAGCTCAAAGCTTATATGATCAGCTTCCATCCGCAGATCCAAGGCGCGCATCAGCAAAGATATCAATAGACCAATTAAAATCAGATTTGACAAGCGTACAAAGCGCGGTCACAAAAGCTGGCCAGCAGGTTGCAAACTTTAAACCAGTTACATCAACAGATGCAGAAGGATTGAAACAGATCACATCCTTTCGCGAGTTTGTAAAATTGCCAGAAGAACGTGCTGGAGATCAACTGCGCCAGATTGATCCAGAGGCGTACAGAACGGCTGTTGGACTTGGCCGTCAATATCGCCAGATGGCTACTCAGCCTCTTGGTGCAACTACAACTGGACAAACAGAGCAATTGCGCAACACGATTGAGCAGGAAGCATTAAATCAACTTAGACTTGGATCTACTCTTGGTGCGGAAGAGCGGCGCGGTTACGAGCAGGCAGCAAGAGCAGCGCAGACTGCCCGTGGAAATATCTTTGGTATTGGTCCTGCAGTACAGGAAGCAGCACAAATTGGCGCGGCTGGCGAAGCAAGAAAGCTTGCACGCTATGGTGCTGCACAAAGCTTCCTTGGTTCTGGCGAGACAACTGGTGCTGCTACAGCAAGAGACTTGGCGTTGCGAGATAGCTTGCAACAGAATCGCCTCGGTGCTGCCGCAGGATTCATCGCTGGTGGTCCTTCGCTTTACAACTTGGCTGGTCAAAGGCTTGCACAGCAGAATGCGTCATTCCAGAATTACATTAACGCAAATCAAGCTATGCCTAATCAGTTTCAAACTGGACCTGCTGCCAATCAATTT